CCTCCAATATATCTTCGTTCCTTGATTCTACCTTTAGGATCTCTCAGAACGATTGAAGCGACATCCCTAATAGTAGAGGGGTCTGTAATCTTCATCTGTAGGATACCGTTATATCCGCAGTTGTGAATTCCGCGTCGAACTCGAAATAGAGTCCGTAAATATAATTTATGTCATAGGCTAGAGTTTGCGGGATAATAAAAACAGCAGTATCCATGATTATGTTTGCTAGGATATTATCTGCATCAACCCCATCATTGGAATCATATACCGTTATAATCCCCCCAGCATGAGGATCACCCCTATTGATAGTCACAGTGTGCAAAGTTCCCTTTGCAGTTGTTAATTGAGTGCTTTCCGTCAAGTGTGCATAGAGAAATGGGTAATCTAAAACTGAACTTGGCATATTGTCCTCCTACCCAGGGTCGGGGAAACCCCCGACCCCAGATAATTAAATTTACGCAGAGTAACCGCAATAGGTTGCCCGCCAGTCTAATTGGTTCGCACCGAATACATCACGCACTCGATAGAATACGTTATCCGTTCCAAAATCTCCGGTCATAGGACCAAGCTCTCCACCGCCAATATTGACCTTATCAGAAGCCTTCATGCAGATTTCAGGTCTCTCGTGCCCTGCCAAGTGATCAACTTCAATAGCTGCTATATCTTTCGGGTCGGCAAAGAGATACCATGAGTTAGGATAGGTAGTTGCATTTATGACTGCCAGGTATGGGTCAACAACAAGCTGCAACCCGATTTGAGGAATCACATTGGTTGTCGGCATAGGTCCGGCAGTAGCAAAAGCTTCATCATCTCCACCATAATGCCATGACTTGTGAGTTGAGGTTAAAATCTGGCGTGCGGTGAATTCAAGTGCCGGGGGCACAACAAGGAATTTAGCTCGATTCATTATCGGTTCGCCATTAGCATCAAGGAAAGACTGCATTCGCTGTATCCCTAATTCAAGGTTGGCGATGGTCAACGCAATATTATGAGCATTAATCTGCCCAGCAGTTGCGTTATCATACAGGTCCCCCGCAGCATGTGTACCGATGTCATTAGCATAAACTGTAGTCACCAGGCGATGTTCGGTTCGTACTGCAGCTCGAGCGAATCTTTCAGGGGTATCCTTTAATGCCCCAATGTTATCGTTTATCAGGGCTTCCCATGAGATATCAAATTGTCGGCCATATTTCCTCACATAGACGGAATATCGAGCCTCATCCCTCTCACTTGCGAGATATTCCCCCTTCTCCGCCACTTCAGCAAGGTACTGGTCTCCGCCGGTTATAGCGAATCTATACCCGCCGACTTGCGGATAAATCCTCGGCACGGTTCCCATTCGGACAAATGCCTTCCAAACAGGATCAACCGCCTTATAAGCAGCTAAAACTTGTCTGTCTAGCACATCACCGAATAGATATGGGAAGTCCGATGTGGTCAAAGCCTCCCGGAGCATGAATTCATGTCGGTGTCGAGGCCAGCTCTTAGCGTTTGACAAGAGATCAATAGTTTCCTTCAACCTCTCATCGTAATTTTCTGGTTTTTTAACCTCTGAGATAGCGGTATAGCCATCCCAGGATTTCAAAGTTTCTAGTAATTCCACTTTAATCCTCCTTATTTTATTTTATTTATCTCCACCACTTCCGCCCCGTTAATGCGTGTTACAAGTTCAACATCATTGCGGTTGAACCCCTTAAAGACATCAACGGCTCTTTTAATTCTCTCGTATTCGTCCTCTTCCAATAGAATTTCATCGTCCTTGCATTGTTCTAGCTTCATAGCCAGCACATTTTGCTTGACCAGTTCAGCACCAGACAGTTGCAATTCACGGATGAACATTAGATTAAGAACCGAATCCTTGAAGTAATAGGGTGATTCAATCTCTATCATTTGGCCTGGATTCATATTATCAGGCATTTTCATTTTCACCGTATAGTCTTTTAGGTTTAATTTACGCATTTCAGTTCCTCCTTTAGCTTTTATTAGCTCGATCCATCATAAAGACGAATCCAATGTATAGTGCCGGCTATATCAACAAACGGTATAGAACCAGTATAAGTAGCCGTTTCTGCACCAGCAGTAAAGCCAACTGATCCTGCCCCCGTTGCATAGTATATGCCAGTAAGCGTCTGGGTATTATTGACTCTGCAAAGATAGGAACTGTTAGGCGCACCGGCTAACTGTAATTGAATCTGCATCCCGTAAAGATTCGCTGCCGCTTGAGCCGCACCTGAATAGATACCTATATCGAGTGGGGTTATGATACTTGCTCCTATGGTTGCCTCATCATCCAGGCATAACCAAGTTCCAAAGCCATAAGTTGCCCCTGTGGGTGTTCCGAGAATAGTACCATCTACATAGCCACAAAGACCCTCGGATGCACCATCAGTTATTCGGCCAAACCATGACCAACCCATTCCGCCAGTTGGGACTGTACGATTGCACATAGACCTTCGGAGGTCAAAAGACCCCTGATTGTGTACCTTAACGGCGATAACCCCTTCGCCTCCATTGTCAATCGCTCCTAGTGCAAAGCCAAATGGGATATTCTTGGAAGCATCACGCCTTTTGCTAATACCACAGGCACCTACGCCAGCAGTAATAGCACCAGTTGATACATGATCAATGAACAATTGATCCCCTGCTACAATCGCTCCTTCTCCGGCTAATTTGTCCCATACCTCATCTGTGTCGGCATAGACTGTTAAGGCCCAAATGCCTTCAGTGTCAATAGTGATTTTATCTGTAGCTGCTGAGGCACTAGCCATCGCCACACCGACAATCTTCCCAGTCGTGGTTTGAGCCACAACCGGGTCGCCCTTATCCACATATCCATCGGAATGATAAGGGTGATATAGTTCGCTTTCTAAAAATGTTAGATACCTTCCCTCGCCAGTAGATGAAATCTCATCTCCTGCAGTTTTGGCATCCATAGCTGGATAAACTCCACACATTGTTTTGTACCTCCTTATTGATTAATTTATTTTTCCTTTTCGGATTTTTCTTTCTCTTCTGGGGGCAACTCTTTACTACCTCCAGGTTGAGGATATCTTATCTCCGACATTTTCAATCTCCTTATTTACCAGGGCATTTGTTGAAATATCCACCAGATAAGCCAGAGCCAATTTAATGCCATCCAGTGAACCTTGACAGCGATGGTAAAAGTACCCGCTTCTGCTATTTGCTGAAGTGCATACCCAAATACCGCTTGACCGTCCTCCGGTGAATCAGTTACCACACCAGACGTGTTAATAAACAGCGATTGCCCCACATATATAGCCCCAGTCGCTACTACCGAAACACGCCATATCCCCTCAGTATCAATAGGAACATTCTCAGATGTAGAGGTCGCCGATTTTAGGGCTATTCCTACACCCTCCCAAAATGCTACAGGTTGTCCCTTATCTACTAGGCCATCGCCATTGTCAACATGAACAAGAAGAACTTCCTGCACATAGACATGACGACCTTCGCCAGTTGAAGATATTTCCTCTCCGGCTTCTCGATTAGGGTCATAATAATAGTTAGTCGCTACCTCTAATGCTTGCTCTGGCCAGGGTCCCGCCATCTTATCTTCCCTTTACAGCTTCATCAAGCTGTTCATCAGTCCAGTCAGGGTGCAATCTCTTGAATGATTCCCTGAGTGCCTCTTTGGACTTTTCAGGATCGGGAGTAGTCGGGCCAAGTCCCTTGACTTTTCCGGCTTCTGCAAGTTTGTCCACATAATCCTTCTCTGCCTTGATAGCATCTTCGATACCATCTGCAGATTCGGCATCCTTGAACTTCTCGACTAGCCTTTCTTTAGCCGCATCCGGTAATTCAGACTTGCTTATAGCTTCGTCTATTGCAGACTTAGCTTCAGCTATTCTTTGTGCCTTCTCGGACTCAGAAACTTTAGTCAAGGCTTCATCCCTCTCATTTGTGAGGGTTTCAACTTGCCCTTCCAATTCCTGTACTTTCTCTTCTAATTCCATTGCTTTTTTGACCTCCTTTAGTGTTTTTTCTTTGACCTCGCTTTCAATGAATCTTACAAGGTCAGGTCGGCGCTCTCTCAAGACATTAAGGGTAATGACATCAATATCAAATTCCCTTTCTGTCTCATAGAGTAAAACACCGCCTCCTGCTCCGGCTTCAGTAACAAAATCTACAGAACGAACTCTCGTAATGCGATCAACAACATTGGTATCTTTGCCGTCTATCTTGCCCTTAGTCCCAATACCTGCCGCCCGGATAGAAATACCCATTTCATTGAGCAATTTCTTATCTCTTAATACAGCCAGCTTTTGTTGCAACCAGGGCTCAATTATCACAGCATCGCCAACTATGCCAACGCCTTCCTCAAATCTAACATTCTTGAGACTTGCTACCCATTCTCGGATCGACCCTTCGGGGCGCTGTTTTTCCTCTTCTTCTGTTTGATGATCGGCATACATCTTCACACCTTCAAAAACTGCATAATCCCTTGAAAGTGTTTCTGCCGGGTAATAATGATTATCAACTGGGTTGCCAAATCCCGGTTTAATTACTATGACTTTGGCAATCCCCTTTGAGCCTATATCGGCTTCCTCAAGGGAAGTGTAATTTGTCAATAGATGCCTAGATTCCGATTCCTTTACCCATTTGGGAATATCCTCATCCTCTATTTCTAGGGCACGATATGCAGCCCTAATCTTGCGCTTCACGGCTGATAGAGCTTCTTTGGGAATCGTTACTTTCTGCCCCCTGAAACCACCAGGAGATAGAAAGGCAGCAATCTTTCCTAATTGAGTGCGGGTGATTTTCTTTTCAGGGTCCTCCCATAATCGAAGTTTCCAGCCCTCTGCTTCTTTAGGGTCAGGTACATAAGCAAAGGCAGAAGCAGGATAAAGTGCACCCTCTTCAGGTTTCATGGTTTCCTGTGCCTTCAGCCACTTCAGAACAGCCTTTGCTTCCTTCAGGGCTTCCTTGACCTTTTTCTCGTCAGGTTCTTCCTCGCTTAGAAGTTCCTGACAAAGAGCCACAATTTTCTTAATCCTGGCAGCATCAAGAGCAGCGTTCCGCCTTCCCGATTCCTGAATTATCTCGGCATATTTCTCTTGCAGTTCATCTTTCATAGATACCTCCGATTCTTTGGCTATCCAGTTGCCATCTTCATCTTGCTTATATTTCTGTTTAACGGCGGCATAAGCTACTTTATTAGCTCGTTCCTCATCGCCTTCATATTGCTTTAGGGCATTGTTAAAAGCACTGATGAATATCTCTTGAGCGTGTTTTGGCATATCCTTTATTTTCTCTGGCGGATTATCTATTGAATATGGCATATGACCTCCTTTATTTCCCTGTATCCACAATGCCCATCTCCCGTATGGTCTCTTTACTCGCCCAGTCGGGGAGCTTGATATGATGCTCTACCCAGGTCTCCTTAGAGAGTAACCTATCCCCATCATAAGCTCTTTCTTCTAAAATTATCACGAACCCTTCGCAATCAGGGCATTTGAATACTTGGTGTTCAGATTCTACTTCTGTAGTCTTTGTCGCCATTAGTCTCCTTTTAGAGAGTCATTGTTTGTTGTTTTTATTGCTATGGTATTATTGTTTGTTGGTTGTTGGTAAGGAAGGGGAAGCCTGAGCCTACTCGGTATTCCCTGCTGTCCAATGTGCAGAGCATTGGCTTTGGGTTTATATCTGCGTTAGTCGCCCTCAGCCCAGGCTATTTCCCCATAAAGCTAACTGAGTATAACGACAAATAGAGATTAGCTATGATTCAGCTATGGGACTGAGTATAAATAAGGATTATAAGGAATCTATTAACCTTATGAGGAGAGCGAGGGCAATAGTTGGTGCCAACACTGAAACTGTAAATATTGTCAGGTAGCGTATAATAAAACCCCCAAGGTTTAAATTCAACGAGGGGGATTCCTCTATCCACCACAGAATCCCCATTATGGGAGTGAAATAACGCCTTTCCATTCACACCTCCTTATATTCTCCTTCAATAGCTTCAGGTAATAGTGCTCTATTTGGGTATCATCACAGGAGCTAAGGCACATCTGCAATTCGGGTGTGCTGGCGGTCTCATATCTCCACTAGGGAAAGCCTGGTCTAATGGAATCGCCCCAGCATCCCCATTAGCCTGACATATCGGACAAGGGTCAGTAACCACCCACTCTTTCCCCGAAACCCCCATATCTTTTGCCCTGTCCATGAATGATTGTTCTAAAGCGTCGCAGGTTTCAGTCCTTGCGATAGTTTCTGCCCTTGTTTTGCTCATGTCGTCAAAGCGTTTTCTCAGGTCTCTGGCTAATCCATCAATGCCTCGCTTCTCTTTGATAGCCTTCTCTATAGTATTCCGCATCAAGTCTCGGGTTTCATCATTTAGCCCCTTGACTAATGTGGCTGTGTGTTTATTGGCATAATTCATAGCATCCTGCATTGGCGGACCTTCATAATAAATCGGCATATCTGTAGTCTTTGTTCTGCCCCATTGAACCATTTGGGCAGAGCCTTTAAGATAAGCTGTTACGATATAGCCATTTAGTCTAGATTGAAGGTCATTAACAAAAGCTGAAAGTATCGGATCAATAAAGCCG